GCCTCGTCGAGGATCATGGCAGGAAGATAGATGGGCTCCAAGAACCCGTGCCGACACCCCCGCAGCAGCAGGTCGGTAAAATCCACGAGCCCGTTGCGGTGCTTCCATGCCTCGTAAGACCCCACCAGTTGCAGCAGGTACTCGCTCCCGATGGCGGGGTGCTGGAAGTCGTAGATGCTCTGATCCAGGTTCCTGATCAGCTCCCAGGCGTGCAGGGCAAAAGCGCCCGGAGTCGTGTCGTTGAAGCCGTCCGTCAGGTGGCCAGGGTCCGACAGGCGCACCCCCGCCTCCTCACCCCACTTGGCCAGCTTCTTGGGCGTGACCATTTCCTCCCTGCACACGTGGCCTAGCTGGTAGGCCATCGCGTGTAGCGTCACGAGGTAGGGAAGATCTAGGCCACGGTCCTTGGCCACCTGCTTGGCCCGCCGCGTGAAGGTGAAAAACCCCACGCGGTCCCGACCGTACTTTGTCACCAGCTCCTCGGCCCTGTCGAGAAGGACGGTGGTCTTGCCGGTGCCCGGAGGGCCGTAGAGCTTGAACGTGTTCACACGTCCCCGTAGTACCGAGTCAGGTTGATGAGGTCGTCCGAGACCTTGGCCGGCGCAGAACCCACCACGTCGATCGGGAGCTTGTACACCCCACTGACCGGCTTGCCGTCCACCCGGAGCGAGCCGCAACGCGCGCCGCGCTCCTTTAGGAGGAAGTGCAGCTCCTTGGGGTTGCTAAGACGGAACCCGTGAAAGCGCAGGTAGTCGTACAGCGTAGAGAAACGGAAGGCGTAGCACGGCACCTTTCCCTTGGGCTCGATAAAGACCACCGCGGACACCACGTCCCGCGGCTCGTTGGACGTGCAGGTCTGGCAGAACTTGAGCGCACTCTCCCACAGAAGCCCCGACTCCGTGGCCACATCCGGGGGGTCTACCTCCACGAGGTTCTTCAGTTTCTCGGCGAGGATTCGATCCCACGCCTCGGTCTTGACGTTGGGGATCACCATGTTGAACGCCTCGAACACCGCCAGCTTGAAGAGCCGGTGGCACTGGAGCTGCACGGTCTCTAGGTGCAGCGTCTCCCCGTTCACGTCGAGGACCCAGGTGGGGGGCTTGGTGAGGACCTTGGTAACGCTGCCGATGGCCAAGGTGTCGTACCCGAAGCGGGTGAGCACACCGAAGTTGAGCGACCCGCACACGTCCTTGTTGCACCGATCCACCAGCGGGGACTCGCCACACTGGTAGTGGTACCCCTTGTCCTTGCCCAGCTTCTTGAGGCTCTTGATCAGCGTGGTGACCTCGGCCGGCTGGAGGCGAGGGTCGCACTTCTCGGTGGAAAAATCGTGCAGGTAGCTCTCCCACTCGTCGGGGAAGCGTCGGCGCAGATAGATGCCGTAGTTGAACAGCACCGTGTTCCGGTGCCCCGCCCCGATCTTGCCGGCGGTCAGGAGAGCAAGGCATGGGGGCGGCGCGTCGAGGTTGGGCTGGGGTAGCTCAATAGGATTCACCCTCTGAAGGAAGCGCTCCAGCGTGAGCCGCTTCCCCGCCTGCACGCAGAACCGGTTGGTGCAGTTCCCGTCGAAGTACGGCATGTTGAGCCAGTTGCCGATCCCGTTACTGGCAAGCTGGCTCTGCTTGGGAAAGACCTCAACGTCACGAGGTAGACCCAGCTCGCCGGCCCAGCTACGCAGGTGGCCAATCACCACCCCGGCCGGTTGGGGCTTCTTCAGGAAGAGGATCAGGTGCGCCCCGCCGTGGCGAGACCGGAAGACCCAGAGCGGGAGCTGCGCGGCGGCGACCTTGTTGGACAGCCCGATCAGGTCCACCTGCACCGCGTTCCGGCCATGCGTGTCCACGTCGATGGCTCCCCAGGCGCAGGTGTTGTCTTCCATGATCGGGATCAACCCGATCCCCTTCTTGCCGATCAGGTGCCGCTCCCAGTCGTGCTCGGTCACCGCCATGTGCACGGTTTGGGCGCGCTCACGCCTTACATCGTAAGTGCCGTAAGCGCGCCCGTTCGACCGGAACAGCCGGAAGAAGGCCTGAGCAGGAGTCTCAGAAGGGGACTTCTTCTCTGCCTTCTTCATGACACTCCTCGCCGCGGTCTTGGTGGACCTGGACCTCACGAGCCTTCATCATCTCGTAGGTTTCCTCACAGTAGCGGTAGAGGTCGGGGTCCTCGACGTAGTCCCCCTGGGTCACGACGTAGTTGTAGGAGACTCCCTTCGCCCGCTCCTCTTTCGCGCTGGTGAGCCGGTACCACCGGGCGAAGCTGTCCACCCCGGAGCTGCTAATCAGGTTGACGAGCCGCTTGGCCGGCTTGATGGAGGTGGACGCCATGCTGATCGCGATGGGCTGCCGGTTCCCCTGGGCGTCCAGGTAGATGGAAGGGAAGTTGTAGTAGAGCGTGCATCCCGGCTTCACGGGCTCCCCGGTGGGGCTGGTCTGCCAGCGGCTGTACTTGCACCCCGCACAGGTGGGGGAGAACGAGCCCCCCGTCTTGCCGTCGTAGCTCCGGCACTCGATAGGGTCGCCGATCTCGCTGCCCCACTTGATCCTGCTCTTGACCAGCAGGATCGGAATGAAGTCGAAGGAGGTCCCGAGCGACTCCTTCAACACGGAGTGCGCGAACCCGCCTCGCGGGTAGCCGAGCTCCAGGTACTCGTCACTGGTGGGCTGGATCAGGACCAGCCGGGGGATCTGGAGGTCCTCCGGTCCGGCATTCTCGATGCCCCGGCTAGAGTTCTTCTTGATGTGCGTCATGCCGCCGGCGGGGCGCAGTGGGGCGATCTCCTGGCTTTCGGTCTTCTTCTTCTTGGGTTTCACGTGCAACATAGGTTTCTCCGGTGAAAATACTACTGGGTTGGCTACCTTACCTTGATCCGACGGGCGGTGTAGGTAGTGAGGTACCGCCTGACGAGCGACTCCCGTTTCTTGTTGAGCTTCACCTCCTCTGGGTCAGTGGGCATTCCCTTGAGGCTGGACTGGGCCGCGGTCTGGAGCGCCGCGTCCACCTTCCTGGCCCATGCCGACAGGGTCTGCGCGTTGATGGTCCTCTTGATTAGGTGGCCGTCGCCAAGCAGCTTGAGCCGCTTGAAGAATCCTGCCTGGTGCTCGACCTTGAGGCTGGCGTAGGTCGTGGTCTCAATGTACAGGGTCTTGGGAGCCAGCTCAATCGACTGGCCGTCCGTGGACCGAAGGTCACAGGCCGCCCGGATGGCGTCCCGGAGAGGCAGAAGCAGCTCCTTGGTCGTGACGCTTGCCTTCTCGGTCTTCAACTGTTGCAGCTCCTCGTCGGTCATACGCTCCAGCAGTGCCTGGTGGACCGCCTCCGTCTCGGCGCCGTTGCTTTTTACTACTTCCGCCAAAACGTCCCCGAGCAGTCGCAGGCGCCGATACCGGACCTGAAGCTCCTTGAGGGACACCTCGACCTGCTCATCCTGGGTGCTCATCGCGACCTCCCGCCGAGCTTGCTGGACCGTATCGTTGGCCAGCAGCCAAGCCATAAGGCGTTTATGCCGTCTCCTGAAAACAAGATACCACCCCGGGGCCGTTTGTGCAACCCTCAGGCAATGAACTTCTTGAAGGCATCGCCGGTGACCAGGTCAGCCAGCCCCTTTTTTTCGGTGAGCCGTGACCAGATGCGGTGCTCTACGGTCTGCGCCCCGCTCCCTAGGGTGCTCAGGAGATCCACGTAGGTGACGTTCCGCTTCTGTCCGATCCGGTGCAGCCGGTCTTCGCTCTGCAAGCGAAGCCGCATATTGAAGGTGTTGGAGTAATAAATGGCCAGGGAGCTGGCCGTGACCGTGATCCCGATGCTGCCTACCCGCACCTGCATGAGCAGGCAGTCGTACCGCCCCCGCTGAAAGGCCGCGATCCGCGCATCCCGGACCCGCGGCTTGACGGCCCCGCGGATCGTGGCGCTCTTGATCCCCGCCTTCCGCAGCTCCCGCTGGAGGATCTCGATCTCCCGGTTGAAGGTGCAAAAGATAACCGGCCTCTGCGCCACGTTCTCCAACACGATACGCAAGAGCTCCTGCAACTTTTGGTTCTGCTCGGGGGGGACGATCGCCGTCCAGTGGGGCTCGTCACCGGTGCCGAGGTTGACGAACCCCCCGGCCACCTGGGTTAGTTTTGTCAGCATCGAAAAACTATTCGTGATGCTCAGCCGGCCGACACCCTCCATCTCGACGAGCAGCTCGTCCCGCAACTTCCGGTAGACCCGGTCCTGCTCCTTGCCCATCGGGACGCTGCGGACCTCG